TCAGTAGCTGGGTTCTTGGAATTAGCAACCATGTTTTTAACACCATCTGCTTTTCCTTGTTCATAAAAATGAGAAGCTAATTTGTCAGCATTCATCGCAGCGTATAAAGCTTTATGGTAACCTGCTGTATCACTAATATTTCCATTATCATCTAAAAATTTTCCAACAAAATTATTAATATCAACTTGAGAATTAGCCACTTTAGAAGGGTCTTGAACTTTGTATCTAAATTTTTTATCTCCCACTGAATAATCAAAACCTTTGAATTCTTTAGTGAATAGATTGTTAGTGTTAGTTTTAAACTCTTCTTGTCTTTGCTTTATAGTTTCTTGCTGTTTATTGTAACGGTTGAAAAAATCCATAGCTTTTTGTTGCTCTTGATTTACTCCAGGACGTTGTTTAATTTCAGCATAATACTGGTTTTTTAAACTTTCTAAATCCTTTTTTGCATGTGCAACTTCTTCTTTATAAGCTAGCTTTTTTCTTCGTATATCTCTTTCTTCATCTATGTCTTCATCTACTTTGAATTTATCTTCTATTAAGAAGTTAATTTCATCTGAAGATAGATGAGGTTTACTTTGTTTGTAATATTCTTTTAATAAAGAATCATCATCTAAATCAGAATAATCTCTATTAAGTTTTACATAATCTTCTACTGTACCACCAGTTTCGTTCATAAATTTTACCAATTTATCTACATTTTCTGGTAGTTGTTGTTGAGGTGAAACTTCATCTAGAACTACATTGTCCGGTTGTTTAATTGATTTTTCACTTACTTCTTCAGCTACTTCTTCAATTATTTCTTCAATTGGAGTTTCTACTTCTTGTTTGGTTTCCCGTACGTCTTCAGCCACTGCTTTGCTGTCGCTACTGTCTTTGGATTCTTCGATAGGAGCATTGCCCACATCTGTCTTGTGTGTTTGAACGGCATTTTCTTCTGGGTTTTTAGTTAAATCTACCTTAGCCATATCAGGAATTACTTCTCCTTGAGCTTCTGGTTTTCTGTTATCAATTTTTATTTTAGCTATTTCTTCATCTGCAATAGCTAGTTGTTTAGGTTTTTTAGGTTTAGACTTTATTTTAAAGTCACCTTCTTGTTTGACCTCGACGGCCTGTTGTTTGTTTGCCATAATAAAATATAATTAAATAGTTAATATTACATAGGTACTTGAGGAATTATTCCTGCTTGCCCTTTGTTTTCAAAATCTATAGGTAATAAATCGTTTTGTCTTTGATCTATCATTTCACTTTGTTGTGTACCTTGCATTCTTATTCTTTTGTCTTTTCTATCCTCTATCTCTCTTTCTTTTCTTCCTTCTACTTGCATTTTCATTTGCTCTAACTGTAATTGATAGTTAAATTCTTCTGCCATAAGTTGACGTTTAATTTCTGCTTCAGTTTCCATACGCTGTATCTCAAATTGAGATTTAGCTTGTTCAAGATTTACTTTTTCAGCTGTTAAAGCTTGTTGTTTTTGTACTTCTGACTCCGCTGCTTGTTGTGCTGCATCAGCATTAGCTTGAGCTTGTTGTTGATTCATTTCCATCTGCATTTGTCTATCATGTTGCATTTTACGTCTACGTTTTTGTTTTAGCATTTGATTAGCTAATTTTAAATTACGTATTTGACGTATTTCAATTGCATCTTCTAAATCAATACCACCGCTTGATAAAGCTACTTGTATGTTTTGTTCTAATTGAGCTTTTTCTTCTTCATCTGGCTCTAAATCTAGGAATATACCAAAATCATGTAAGTTTAAATTATCTATTTCTTTTAACGTTAAAGTATTAAAACTTGTAATACTATTTCTTAACGCGTTAGCAGTCAATGGATAATCTAACATATCTCCAATTTTCTTAGATATATTTTCACATACTCTTAAAGTTAAATATAGACTTGCATTGTTGATATGTTTTGTTGCAATATTAGAAGCTTGAGCAGCTATTTTTTGTAACCCTACTAACGTGTCTTTATCTACTAAACTACCATCTCTTGCTTCATTTAATCCGGTTACATCTCTTATCATTTGTAAATAATAATTATATGTTTGGATTAAGTTTTGTACTTTTGCTTGTCCTGATCCACTAGCTAATTCTTGAACTGGTACTTTACCTCGATTTAATTCTCCATCTTGTGTTAAAGATCTTCCTACTACAGAACCAGTTTGGAAATACATATTCAATGCTTCTGCTGGATTGTAGTTTGTACCATTACCAAGGTCAACTTCAGCAATTCCATCCATGTCTAGGAATACTCCATCTGGAACCATTCTAGCAATTACCTGTTGTAGTTTTAAATGAGTTATTTGAATCATATCAGCAAATCCTGTAATTCTATTTACTGTTGAATCAATTCTACCTTTATACATTCTAGGAGCACAAATAGCATAGTTCATTTCTACTCTAGTAGTATCAGCAAATGGTCTAGTCATATTTTCAGCCATTTTCCATTCAAGCATTGTGTTTATACCTAAGACCTTAGCTCCACTATATAATACCTCTATAGTTCTTCCTACTCTTTCAAACATTTCGTTTTCGGGTGGATTAAAAGTATCAGGTTTTTCTAATGCTTTTTCTAATCCATAACTAGTTTCTTTTATTTTAAATACTTGATCTATATAAGTTTTATATTCAAAAAACAAAACTGGAATAGTGTTTTGATCCCAAGGACCATTTCCATATAAATAACTTCTATTACCTTGTGATTGTTGTATTCTTTCTAATTCTTCATTTGATAAATTAGGATATAATTTAGCTATTTCAGGTAGAGTTAACATTTTTAATTCTCCTACATAATATATATCTTCAAAATTTGGATCTTCTGTATAAGAATATACCATATAAGCTGGGTCTACATAATCAATAGTAATTCCATTAGATACGTTAAAATTAGTTTTAACAGCTCCTATACCACATGTAACTAGATCATAATTAACTCTACGTCTAATTAAATCCCATTTATTATAATCTAAAACTTGATTTATAGCTTCTTCTTCTGCAATTTCTATACTTTGTTTATAAGAAAGTTGCATATATAACTCTAGTTCTTCTATGCTTTGTGGTAAATTATTTTCTGGTATAGACGTATTAAATAATTCAGTTCCTAGCTTTGAAGTAATTTGTTGCATTGTGTCTCTAGCAAAAGAATCTTGTGCTAACATTTTTGCATAGTTGGTTCTTTTTTCTAAAGACGCAGGATCTTGAGCAAATGCATTTATATCATAATCTTTATTAGATATACCATTAGCCAATATATCAACAAATTTACTAATAATTGGAACTGGTTTCCAATCTAAATTAAGATAAGATAAATCACCATTAATAGATAATTCGTCTTTGTATTTTTGAGTAGGTTGTTCTCCTCTAGCGTATAGTCTTAATCTGTTATAATTATTCCAAGTAGTTAAATATCTATTACCATTAACACGACCTTGGTTAAACCATTCTCTTTCTATAGCTTGTGCCACTTGCGTGCCATATTCCCAGCTCGATTTTTCGGCTTCACTAACCACTTGGCTAGGAAATATACTATTAGTATTATAATTTATCTTCATTTAATCTATAATTTTTGATAATGATCCTCGATTGTCGTATCTTTTAATTCCTAAATCATAATTTTCTCTTATTAATTTAGGATTTGGTCTATATTTATTTTTATTACAAGCCATAATAGCAAGTCCAGAGCTAATAGAAGCATCATGAGTGGTTCTATTATTTATATTAAATCTTGCCCAGTCTTCTAAAGTTCTTTGAAAATATAAATCTCCGTATGTACCATCTTCTAATAAACCAATCTTTTCTTCAATATAAGTTTCAATTGCAGCTGCATGTGCTTGAATTATATCTAAACTAGAATTTGGTATACCACCAATTTCTCTTTCTGTTACAGACAGTTTAGTATATATTTTATCTGGTCTATTCATTGCAAATCCTCTATATCCTCTACGTTTAAAATGATATAAAAGTCTTGGTTTGTTATTTTCTGCAAGTATTGGCATTCCATAAAATATACAAGCCATTAATACATCTTCAAAAAATATTTCAGCAGTTTGTGGTCTAGCTATATATTCTAAAAAGAAATGATTAGAAGGAATATCTTCCATACTAAATTTAGTTAAACCATGTAATGATCCATTAGAACCTCTACCATCTACTGTTCCTGATATATCATAAGGGTCACATCCAAATGCTCCTAATGATTCATTTCCAGGATACTTCTTACCTAATTTTAAAGCAATATTATTTTGTAATCTTATAGGAGGTACCCATGTTATAAAAAATCTTCCATTTTTATTAGGTACAAAAACCACTTCTGTATCTTTTATCCCTCCAATCCATTGAAAATTACCTTGCGTTATTACATTACTATTAGATATATCAGCATTCCAATCTATTTGTTGATATATTTTAGTTAAGTTAAATAAAGAGTTCTTAGATTCATCTCTAAACGCGTGTTTAGTTGTGCGAGGGAATTGTCTATAAAACTCATTTAAAGCATCTTGATCTTCACTTAAACCATCAACTTCATTTTTCCAATAATCTAATACACCTAAACGTATTTTTTGACCATGTGGATCTTCTTTGGGTGTTGTCGGTGTATCGAATACAGGTAATCCATAAGCATCAATGTATCCTTCGTAGTTCCATTCCATAGGTATGAACAAACTATATAATCCTGAGCGAGTCTGTCCATTGGCGTTTCTTTTTGTAACGTCTGAGCTTTCATATAGTTTTTTAAAATTTGCACCTCCTTTATCTAAAGCATTTGAAGTAGAACCCATCATACATTTTCCTATAATTCTACTACCAAGCCTTAAACATGTTTTAGTAACTCTCCAGTTATTTAAAATGTTATTAGGTTTCTCCCATTTACCACTTTCATCATGTACTAATAGTTTTAATTTTTCACCATCATAACTATTGTCTCCAGTATTCTTCCAATCAATTGTAGTATCAAGACCTTGTAATTCTTCTGCTACTTCACCTGTTACTATCTTTCTTCTAGTAAATTTAGAAGCTGGTACTCTATATGCTAATTCTGTTTTAGGTCGATCCATACCATCTTGAATCGGTTTAAAAAAGAAAGGATAGTTAACTGATATTGGTACAACTTTGTCAGTAAACATTGTTTTAGCATCCGGACCAGTTTTAGACAATATTCCATATCTTGAATCACTAGATATAGTAGCTAAGTTTACAACTTCACCTGATGCCATGAAAGAGAATCCAGATCTACGGTTTTTAAGATAACACATACCGTAACATCTTGTATCTGCTTTACATGCTTCCCAAAATAAAAAGAATAGTCTATTAGCTTCTCTAAAATCTGGTGGTCCTACATCAATCTTGCTCCATTGTAAATACATATAATGTGTACCTGTAAGATAAGTAGGAATTCCTTTATTATAAAACCAAAATCCTTGTTCTCTTTTATTAAATTCTTCATCAATAAAATCATACCATTTTTCTTTGAAATCTTCAGGATATTTATCCCATTCAAATACACTTTTGATTTTACCTAAAACTTTAGGCAATTCAGTTCTTTCCCATCTATCATTTTTGAATTTATGTACTTCTTTAGGTATTTTAGGTAGCGCGATTTTTAAACCTTGTATCTCATAAATATCACCAATCACTCCAGACTTACTGATAACTATAAAATCGTGTTCCTCATTATAACCATACTCCCACTTTTTATATCTGTTATTTCTTTTAAGAATTTTAGATTTAACATAGTTGGGTAGTATTTTATATAAATCCTGTTCGTACATTATTTAGACCTCCCTTCTGCGAAACCTTTAAACTTAGTTTCTTTTTTTTCTTCTACCTTAGGTTTGTCTTCTAATAGATTTTTTTCTTCTTCAATTCTATTCAATATTTCAAAAGCGTCAAATATTGCTAGTTTTTTAGTAGCTGCAGCGTTCTTAAGTCTATCTGCGGAAATATCTGGACCATAATCTATAATGGGTTCTTTAGCAACTTTAATTAATTCTTTAACTGCTACTTGCCCAGCTTGGATTATATTCTTCTTCGTATCCTTTGTACTCATATTTTATAACAATATCATTTGATTTCATACAATATAAACGCTCTTTATCTATAACAAACTCCCATTCTCCTCCAGGTTTAAAACCTATTTTATCTCCTGAATAAATATTGAGCGCATCTAAGGTTTTATTACCTATTTTTAATATACCAATAAAAGGATCTTCTTTTCTATTTAATAAATTATTAGAGTTTTTTAGAGGTTTTATAAAACATCTATCTCCAAAAGATTTCCATGTATCTTTATTTTTATATAAATAGATTTGATCTATTGATGCAAAATATAAATCATTTTTAAAGTATGATCTACTATTCTGTTGTTTACCTTGCATATTATAAAATCTCCTAAATATATTTTGATGTACTATTATAGTATCACCTTTTTTAATTGGAGTTTTAAATGCTAAAGGAGTTTCTACTACTATCGCTTGTCTATTAACAAATTTAAAACTTTCTATTTTTGTATTAAGTACAAGTTTTTTATCACCAATTTTAACTTCATTACTATATCGTTCTCCAATTGGTTTTATAATAAAATCATATAAACTTCTCATTAATATTCTAAATCATATTCAATAGATATTGCCATGTTAGAATTAAACTTCTTCCAAGGCAATACCTCTTGATCTTTTTTTATATAAATATTGTAAGAATTATCTTTTTCATTAAACAAAATATGAGAAATCTCATGACCTCCATAAACTTGTTGTCCAATAGCATAGTGCATAGCGTCGTTTTTATAATCAGTACCTATACTGATTTTACGTATTACGCTATCCATTTTATTTTTCTTCAGTAGTTTCTTCTTCTTTTTTTATTTCTT